GGATGCAGTGGATTTGTTTAAGAAGGGTAAGATAAGAGAAGCCAGAACATTAATATCTTCTCAAGCTAGGGTAGATGAAGTAGACGAAATTATTAAATGGGCGTATGACAATTTATCGTTGTGGTCGACTACCGATGAAGGGCAGGATCAGGCAATATTAGTAATTAGAAATGCACTAGTAAACCATAGTCAAGTTGCAGATGCAGAAATTAACTTAGCAGCAATGCTAGTAGAATTAACTCAAATTGAGGGATAATGAAAAATAAAGACATACATTTGCTAGCATTTTATGTTAGAGTGCCGAAGGATCCTAAAAAGACGCACATGAAAGACTTCGGCAAAGACGAGAGCAATTTTGCTTATAACGAAGAAGTGCATGTAACACTAGGTCTTAAAGATAAAGACTTACTACGAGCAAATGTTATTATAAACGTAAACCAAAAAAAAGTAATTAAGTGCAGTCTAAATCCAGATGCTGACTTTTTAGATTTGTATTCCTATTACAAGAAGAACTATCCACAATATTTAAACGTTTTAGAAAAGGGGTTATACGGTGAAGAGTCAACTACTGTCGAACAAGATAATACTGACTGACATTGACGGTGTTGTTTTAGATTGGGAATATGCATTTCATATATGGATGCAGGAACACGGATACGAGCCGCATGAAGATTGGAAAAAGTTCTACAGCGTAGAAAAAATTTACTCCATTACAAATGAAAAAGCATGGGAATATGTAAAGCAGTTTAACGGGTCGGCCGCAATAGGATTTTTGCCTCCTCTTAGAGATTCTATGCATTACATTAAAAGACTGCACGAAGAACACGGATTCCTGTTTCATGCTATCACAAGCGTAGGTACCGATACAAATGTTGTTAAACTTAGAGAAATGAACTTGAATAAACTCTTTGGTCCTACTACGTTTGAAAAAGTTGTTTGTTTATCGATGGGTATTTCTAAAACTGATGCACTGCAAGAATATGCAGAGATGGGATTTGCTGGACTTTGGATTGAGGATAAAGTCACAAATGCTGTAGCCGGTGCAGGGTTAGGGTTCCGCACGTTGTTAATGGAACACGGGCACAACATGGAATATCTCAATGTGCAATACACCATTGTAAAAAACTGGAAACAAATATACGAAATAGCAACTGGATAGGAATGTGGCTAAGATAATTTTAATTGTGGGCCTTTCTAAAAGTGGAAAAACAACATTAGCAGAAAAACTAATAGACGAATTAAAAAAGAAACATTTAGTACAGCATTTGAACGGCGATATTGTAAGACAAAAATTCAACCATTGGGATTTTTCAGTAGCAGGAAGAATAACTCAATCAGTCCGCATTAAAGACATGATAGACGAAGCACATGACTTTGTCGTTATAGACATAATTGCTCCACTAACAGAACAACGAAGAATAATTAATCCTAATTTTATTATTTGGATGAATACTATATCCCACGATGTTTATAATGGCGACGTACCGTTTGAAGACGTCGTTCATCCACGCTTGTTCAAAGTAAAGGACTACCGTAGAGCAGATATTAAATTCATTGCATCAATACTGCAAGACGAAGTTATGTATAGTGTTGAGTTCTATTCTTCGGTCTGATACATAGATAATATTTCCTTTACTGCTGGGTGACGTTGTATATCTCTATTACTAAAGAACACTCCGTCAATATGTTTTGGCTTATGAAAACCTACTTTGTTAGTAAAATCTTTTAAGCCGTTATTCTCGACAAACTTTCTATCGGTTTGATCGAGGTCGCCGGTTATTACAATTCTTGAACCATCGCCTAAACGTGTTAGAATCATTTTCATTTGGTTTATCGTGGAGTTTTGAGCTTCGTCAAATACTATCCACGCGTTCTTAAATGTTCTACCACGCATAAATGCTAGGGGGGATATTTCTATAATTTGTTCATCTATCATTCTAGCGACTTCTTTGGGACTATAATACTCAAGTATCACATCAAATAATGGTCTTGTCCATGGCTCCATCTTTCTAACTAAATCGCCCGGTAAGAAGCCGTGCTTCTCGTCCTCTACCCCTACTGCCGGCCTAGTTAAAATTAACTTCTCTACTGTACCTTCTCTATAATGCTTTAAACCAGCCAATACTGCAAGCAACGTTTTTCCGGTACCTGCCGGACCCGCTGCAAAAACAATAGATTTATTTTCGTCAGTTAACATCTCTATTAGAGTTTCCTGACTAAGTGATTTTGGTACTAAAAATACTGTTTTCTTCCTTTCGACAAAATCGTTAAAGTTTACGGTGTTGTCTGCTGCTAATTTTAAGCGTTGTTTTCCCATCTGTTTTTTTCTTGCTCTCAAAGCTGACCTCCTACTATATTGTCAAGCAATAATATTTAAATACATTTGTCAAAATAATATACGATCATATCTGATCCCAAAGCGCCAGCTAAATATCCCTTCTGTTCCTCTATCTTAATCCCTGCAGAATTATAAATACTTAACTATGGAAAGCATAAAAGAGTTACTTGACAATACCAAAGCTATAACCCTCTCAGATACTATGCAGCAACAACTGATGAATTTTGAACGGGTATTAGACCATCTAAACCTCTATGTGTTTAAAAATTGGATGGATGGTGAATTAGTAAAAGGACCTGAGGTTAAGAAATATTGGGTTACTTGCACATTTATGTGGCCCCATTCTAAAATGCCAGATCCCGTCGGCGGAGAAAAGTTATTAAATTACGGCTGCAAAGTTTTGTATAGAGTAGGAAAAATTAAGACTCCGGTCGAAATTACATCCTATGAAGATTTTCAGCCTGCAACAAAATATCCTAAGATGATTAAAAAGAAGATTTGGTTGGTTGAAGTAACTATGCCACAAAAATTAATTACAGACATCCTACGAGGTAGCTTGGATGTTGAAGATGAAACAATTGACGTAAGTAATTTAGATGCAGCAATAGAGAAAGACGTCGATGATGAAATTTATCAAAATCAGAACGATAACATGGAGAACGATGCAGAGTCAGGAATGCCAGTCGCTCCGCCAAATTCACCAGGACAGCAAGGACAATTTTAATATGAAACGAGCATTAAGAGAAGGCCTACAAAATGCTGACTTAAAAGACACAGTTTCTGATCGTGTCCACATTGATGAATTTAAAAGCAAGATGGGCAGGGATGAAGATATTGTAGTTGTTAGTTTTAAAACTATGAATAAAGAACCCGGACTTGATCTTTCCGATTTCTTCGAAAAAGGATATGAGTTTGTATTAGACGCCGATGTTAGTAGCGGCGACATTGGCGGCGACGGCGACTACCTTGTGTTTGTTGAGTTAGAGCGCAGTCCTAAAGTTGTCGAGCAAATCTTAAAGATTACAAGAGAAATGAGTAACCTAACAGATATAGATGTTGAAGATTTGAGATTCCGTTATGGTAAGAGTATCAAAAAGTATCCTATTACGAAAGAAGAATTAGAACAGAAAATACCTCTAACACCCGAGGAATATTTGCAAAGATATCCTAATACCGATGATATTGATGCAATGAAAACAATGGCCCAACTTCCGGTAGAATCAAAAGCTCCAATTAATGATTGGACAGACGGATGGCGGATACTGAGCGGAACCAAATAATGTTTACTAAACAACGTGGGATGATTCAAATTTATTTGATTGTGGCCCTTATTGTTGGTGCTGCTGGTGTTAGTGGATATTTTTATGTTCTAAGTTTGCGTAGTGATTTAAAGGTTGCTGAAGCTAATCAAATTAAAATGCAAGAAGCACAAGAAGCACAAGCAAAGAAAATTAAAAAGCTAGACGACGATATGAAGCAAGCAGCAAAGGTTAGAATAGAATTGTTTAGAGAATTGTCTGATGCAAGTAAAGAACGCGCAGAACTAGCTAAAACATTTACCCAAAATAAATTAGGAAAGAAGAGAGATTTTAGTTCCATAGCTGTAAGGAAGCCTGGGCTAGTGGAAAACATTGTTAATAACGCGACACGAGATGCTCTTCGATGCAATGAAATTGCAACTGGATCTCCGTTAACTGCAGACGAACGTGCTGGCAAAGTTAAAAATTCTGTATGCGGGAATATGTTAAAGGTTGAGCCATGAAAATAATTGCTGCAATTTTAATGACATTATTTTTGGCTGGATGCGGCGGAATAGATCACGTTTTTACCAAACCAGAAATAGTTGATAAACCTCCACTGCTACTTCCGGAGCCAGAACCAGCACAACAAATTGCAATGGAATGGTACATCATTACCAAAGATAATTTTGAAGATAAAGTAAGAGAAATGGAAAAACGGGGCGGCTCAGTTGTCCTATTTGCATTAACCGGTGAAGGTTACCAAGTTTTAAGTTTGAATACTGCAGAACTTAGACGGTATATTAGACAACAGCGAGCAATCATTGCCGCATTAAAACAATACTACGAGAGAAAGCAACTAGATCAAAAGTAATAGATTTGACTAGAAACGGTATTGGCTTTATAATTCATTAATGAAGGACTATTACCAAATTTTGGGTTTGTCTGATACCGCTACGGCTGAAGACATCAAAAAAGCTTACCGAAAATTGGCTATGACGCATCATCCAGATAGAGAAACGGGCAACGAAACAAAGTTCAAGGAAATTAATGAAGCACACGATACATTGAGCGACATCAGTAAGAAATCCAAGTACGATATGCAACGGAAGCACGGGACTAGCTCTGGTTCTTATCAAATACATGGCGCAAATTTTGGAGACCTTCGAGATGAAATGATGGACGCGTTATTTAGGCGATTTACTGAGGAAAAAGTATCTAGACATAAACCTAAAAATAAAGATATTTTATTAACTATTCAAATTGAACTGAAAGAGTTATTAGAACCGAAAACAAAAGTTCTATCTTATAAGACCAGCAAACATACAGAGAAACAAATAGAAGTACATTATCCCAAATCACTTAGCAATCCCCCGAGGACAAAATATCCCGGCTTAGGAGATGATGCAATTAACAATATTCCGACAGGAGATTTACTTGTTGAATTTAGAATTTCAATGCCAAACGGCTTCTGGTTAGAGCAATCTAATGTACTTTGTTCTAAAATTGATATTTCGGTGTGGGATGCATTAACTGGATCTATAGTTCAATTTAAAAATTATGACGACAGCACATACGATGTAATGATTCCGGTGGGCACACAATTTGGTACTGGGCTTTCATTAAAAGGTAAAGGCGTTAAAGTATCTGATAAACACCGAGGAGATCTGAAATTGCTGGTGCAGATTACAATACCTAAGGATTTAAACGAAAAACAACTGGCAATGATCAAAGAAATAAACTCCCCACAATTCAAGGATGAATAAATATTATGACAATGAAACTAACATCTAAAACATTAGCGTTCACAACCAAGCCTATCAGCTTTAAATTCCCTGTTGCTAATAAAATTGTAGCTGATAACATGTTTAAATTTATGAAAAAGAATGGAGGCATTGGGTTAGCAGCAAACCAAGTCGGTCTCAGAGAACAAGTATTTGTAATGGAAGTTGCTGGTGTGCGTCGTAATGTTTTTAATCCTAGCATAAAAGAATTTTCAGAGCAAACAGCCGTAGAAGAAGAAGGCTGTTTGAGTTATCCAGATCGTACGGCTCCTGTACACAGGTCGACTAGTGTTACAGTTCAATATTTCAATGCTTCAGGAGAAATAAAAGAAGAACTATTACACGGACTAGCTGCTAGGTGTTTTCAACACGAGTATGATCATTTGTTTGGAATTACAATGCTTTGGCGTGCAGATCAGTATAAACGACAGCAGCAAGCAATAGTTGAATCAACCCCATCGGAGATAATAGAATGATACAGCCAAATCCAGAAACACAGTCAATCATCGACAGTGCATTTGATTATGCTCGATATTATCAACACGAATATTTTACTGTCGAACATTTATTATTGGGGTTACTGTCAAACAAAAATTTTAAGTTATTCCTTAAAGAGTTTGGCACCGACTCCGAAGGATTGGAAACTGACATCAAGCTTTATTTAGAAGGGCAGGCCAAGTATTCTAAGTATACACTCGAATACCTGCCTAAGAAGACTAACACAATAGATAGAGTGTTTAATCGAGCATTTGCACAAGTATTGTTTAACGGTAGAGCTAAAGTACTTCCCATCGATCTATTTTTAAGCTTAATGGGTGAAGACAAAACCTATGCCTTGTACTTTTGCCAGAAGTATGGCATTGACAAGGCCGATATTGTAAAACATTTTCACGAAAACCAATTAAGCGGAAAAGAGAATATGACGGGATCAAAAGCCGACGTGGTGTTAGACGAATATTGCACTAACATTACCGCCTTAGCGAAGGATGGCAAAATTGATCCTGTAATTGGACGTGAGTTAGAACTACATGAGATTGTCCAAACATTGGGAAGAAAGAATAAGAGTAATGTCCTACTAGTTGGCGATCCCGGAGTAGGTAAGACTGCAATTGTCGAAGGACTTGCATTAGAAATTTTAGCTGATCGTGTTCCAGACTACCTTAAAGGGTTTGAACTCTTTAACTTGGATGTAGGATCGTTGTTAGCGGGAAGTAAGTACAGAGGTGAGTTTGAAGAAAAACTAAAAGACGTACTAAAAGCTCTTACCTCCAAAGGTAAATGCATTCTTTTCGTAGACGAAGCTCACCAAATGCGCGGCGCAGGATCAGGATCTGGTAGCAGTGTGGACTTTGCCAATATGATCAAGCCTGCATTAACGAGAGGACAGATCAAAGTAATTGCTAGCACTACTTGGGAAGAATATGTCGGTAGCTTTGAAAAAGACCGTGCGCTAATGCGTAGATTTTATAGACTAACAATTGACGAGCCCGATAGAGATACAACTAGAAAAATTCTTCTTAGTCTGAAACCAATCTACGAGAAATTCCACGGTGGAAAAATTGAAAAGGCTGCGATTGATGCAGCGGTGGACTTTAGCATTAGATATATTCAGGACAAGAAACTACCGGATAAAGCAATTGACATGATTGACATGGCCTGTGCTAAGGAAAAGATTAAGAATGCTAACTTTACTGTTAGGAAAGCCGATATCTTAGAAATTATTAGTAAGCAAACCAAAATTCCATTAGATCAGCTAACAACAAAGGCGGATACTGTTACTGTTACTATTGAGGAAAGTATTAAGTCTAAGTTATACGGGCAGGATCATGTTGTAGATAAAGTCCTAGACAAGATCTACATTGCAAAAGCTGGATTAAAGACAATCGGCAAACCGTTAGCTAACTTCTTATTCTTGGGCCCGACGGGCGTAGGTAAAACAGAATTATCTAAATTGCTGGCCGCGCAATTAAGCATGAAGCTGTTGAAATATGACATGAGCGAATATCAAGAAAAGCATACCGTTGCTAAACTAATTGGTGCTCCTCCAGGATATGTAGGATATGATGACGGTAACTTAGGTGGCGGACTGCTAATTAGCGATATTGAAAAGAATCCGCATAGTGTTATATTATTTGACGAGATCGAAAAGGCACATCCAGATGTAGTTAACATCTTGCTACAAATTATGGATGAAGGTATAGTAACAGCAAGCAATGGTAAGAAAGCAGATTGTCGAAATTGCATGGTTATTTTAACCAGTAATTTAGGTGCAGAAGCATCTGAGAAAAATGCAATTGGTTTTGGGTCTTTAAATAAGACCGGAGAGTATGAGAAAGAAGTCAATAATTTCTTTAAGCCGGAATTTAGAAATAGGTTAGATGGAATTATTAGATTTGATACGCTTGACACGTTGTCGATTAAGAAAGTAGTAAATAAATTTATCAACGAGCTTAACGAGCTACTGTCGCAACGTAATCTTAAAATTCGCTGCACAGAAAATGCAATTGATGCGCTGGCTGAACAAGGGTACGATGATAAAATGGGAGCGCGACCACTTGCAAGAATTATTAATGAAAAGCTAAAGACTCCGTTGAGTAAAAAGATTCTGTTCGAGAAGATTCCGAATAAATCTATTATCTTAGTGGACTTCGATAAGAAAGAAGATAAATTTACATTTACTATAGTACAAAATGACGACACCATTCATACAGAAAGCGAGAAAAATACTTCGACAGAAGACTCTACAATTATTTGAAGTTAAGAGTACTAACCGACTTTTATTCAACAAGTATTTGTATAGGATTTCATTTCAGGTGCACGGCGCGTTTCTGCTTGGCTCGTATAGGCGCAGACGATTTGGCAATGACTTCAGTCTGCCTAACTGTCTGGCAGAAATTGAAAGCATGATCGATTTCAGAAAAAGCATAAGACAAAAGTTTTCCGCTGCGTACGGTGACTCGAAAGAAGAATATGATACTATTATTAATTTGGCGCGATTGTTAGGATTAGTTAGTAATTGTAAAACATCCATTTATAGATCTACAGTACATTGCTTTTTTGAAAATGAAGAAGAATGTTTAACTCTCTTAAAGAAACTGCCAAGCATCTTTAAGGGCAGGATAATTTCTATTACAGAACCTGGGGCAGCGGCCATTGAACCAAATACTCTGCTTGTTAAAAATACCCGTGATTACAAATATCTTGCTCATTCACATTGGCAACTTTGGTCACGTTTCGAAATTCAAGCTCTTAGAAATTTCATTACAAACTGTGACTGCGAAGCCACCCGACATACTAAACACAAAACTGACCCGGTAGAATCAAACCTAATCGGCGGCGATTGGATAGAGGGTATGCGGATAAGAATAAAAGATGACACCACATTGTCATGGTTTCAACTTGTTGTTGGCGGGAAGTGGAAAATTTATACGTTAGTACAAAAGGATTAAATAAGAAGAAGAAAGGAATACTTCCAGATGAAGAAAGAATCAAAAGTAAGTCCGCTGTTAGATCCATCAATTAATCCTTCAGTACCACAACCAACGCTAGCAAATAAACAGGTTCACGTTTACATAGCTATCCCATGTTACGGCGGGCAAATTTTTGAAGCTTGTTTTATGAGTTTATTGAAGTTTGCTGTAGTTGCCCAAAAATGGGGAATAAATTGGACAGTAGACACAATGGTAAACGAAAGTTTAATCCCCAGAGGTCGAAACAACTTAGTATCAAAGTTCCTTTTTAACGAAAGCGCCACCCACCTAATGTTTATTGATGCAGACATTAGATGGAAGCCAGAGTATATTCCGCTAATGCTACAAACTAAGAAGGATTTGATTTGTGGCTTATATCCAATGAAGTGTGTTCCGCCTAGATTTGTTATTAATTCAATTCCAAATCCTTCTAGAGAAGGTCCGTTGGAAGAAGTTAGTACGGCAGGGACTGGATTCATGTTAATCGAACGTCACGTAATAACAGATATGATTGCAAAGATGCCAGAACTAAAATACAATGACAACATTGGTATCGGTAAGCAGTACGAGCCACACATGTATGACTTGTTTGACACTATGATCGACGAACACAAAAACTATCTAAGTGAGGATTGGACATTTTGCTATAGATGGCGTAAAATGGGCAATAAGGTATGGGTGCATAAGGAAGTTATCCTAGATCACCAAGGCACATATTCATTCTTAGGTGAAGACGCAATCAAACACCACAAAGATTTAGCTGAGAAATTTAATGCAGCACAGGCCGCAAATGCCGCTAATGCCGGAGTACCTGTTTCTAACGTAACAGTGGATGCTGGTAAGGTTACAAAGCTATTAGATACGACCCCGAACTTCAAAACGGACAAACAACCTAGAAAAGAATAAATATAGTGTAATATTACACTATAATGAAAATAGCCGAGGCCACAAATAAAATTGCTGTAATGACCTTCGGTAGGATGAATCCTCCTACTGTAGCGCATAAGCATCTGTTCGACAAAATGCAAAAGCTAGCTGGACAAACTAACGCAGATGTACATCTATTCCTAAGCCAAACACAAGATGCTAAAAAGAATCCGTTGGGATTTAAGTCGAAGAAGTATTTCGTACAAAACCTATTAGGTACAAAGAGCGTAGTAGACAAGCCTGAGGTGAAAACACCCGTGGATGCGTTAAATTGGCTCACTGCACAAGGATACGAACAAGTATATTTTGTAGTAGGCAGTGACAGAATAAAAACGTTCCAAGATATTATTAATTCTTACAACGGTAAGCCTACTAAAGAAGGGATTATTCCTTTCAATTTTCCCGGCGGAGTGAAGATGGTTAGTGCCGGAGAACGTGATCCCGACAGTGATGCTATGTCGGGGATGAGTGCATCAAAACTTAGAGATTTAGCAGTGCAAGGAAATTTTAAATCATTTGCTAGCGGTGTGCCTAGTAAAGATAATAACCTTAAAAAGAAAATGTATGACGAATTACGACGTAAAATGGGAGTAACAGACATGACCGAAGGTGATGATAGAATTGTACCGCAAGGCGGAACCGGCAGTTGGACGCAAGATACGCTAATAAGAAATGTAGTAAAGGAAATGCACATTCTAACTACAATGTTAGAGCGTGGTGATGCAAGCAACGTCTATCATCATTTGACAAAGGGTTCGATTGTCAATAAAATAAAAGCTCTTGCCGACATTCAAAATAAGGAATAATTATGGAAATCAATCCAGTATATGTAATTGAATTTGATTTGATGTGTAACAAAACCAAAGTAGATGTACATCCTACACCGCGCTATAGAATCTATGTAGATAACGACTTAATGGCCGAACGGGACTATGTGTGGGACAATGCGACACAATTCATCCGAGAACGATGCGAAGTACGCCTAGAAAAGGGTGAACACAAGGTGAAAATAGAAGATTTAGACAGCAAAGGCACTGCAATTTATTCACTTGTGAACACGACAGTAGATAAACAGCCACTTGCTATAGATGATGCAGGAAAGTTTGAAATTTTATAAATATTAAATAAGGTCTTAAAACAATGGATGATATTAAGAGATCTCTTAAAGTTCTACTAGAATATTCCCAACCAAAAGCGCCTAGTGGGCAAGTTAAGGGTAAAGAAAAAGCTAAAAACACCGGCAAGGGCCACCCGTTTAGAGGTAGACTAGTTGGTGAAGAAGACGTCGTCGAAACCCCACGCAACATTCCAGTGGATACTCGGGCAGACGTCATCCAAGAAATGCACATGTTAATTGATAACTTTAAAGAATCTATTTTTCTTCTTCATGGCAGCAAAAAAGAAAGAATTGTATTTCTTAACGCACTTGAAAAACTTGACATGTTAGTACACCAATTGAGGACCGATGAATGAATCCTGAAATAATCCGTAAATTTGTAAACCTATTCGAAGGTAAAAAGAAATCTTTAAACGAAGGTTACGAAGGTAAAATATTAACTATCCTCGACCAACATCATATTGATGCACATTTTGAAAACGGTTCTTTAGTAGTATATGACCAAATTGACGTTAATAGAGTAGAAGACGTCTTAATGAATCATCCAGGAATTCAAATGCCTGAAGTTCGCGTCGAAGATGAAAGTGCTCCCCAGGATTACGACGATAGCATGGATGGTGATTTTGATTCCGGTATGGCGTCGGCAGGATTAGGAACCGATGAAGATTATGGCGACTACGGTAGCAGTGGCTATGAAGAGTCTGTTGAAAAGACAGATAAATCCAACGCATATATACAAGGTTACAAAGATGGCTTTAAACGTAAACCTCAGGACTACGGCATGAAGAATCGAGAATACCAGACTGGTTATGAAGATGGCAAGAAAGAGCATGATGACCACGGCATGCATGAGACTAGAAAACTAGGAAGCTTTAATTCCGACGGCAGTTACAATACATCCGACGACGAAGCTATAGACTTCGATGAATTAGACTTCGATGAATCCATGAAAACCAAAGTCACAATGACTAAAGAACAAAAGAAGGCATTAAAAGCTTACGAATTTGCGCTGCGCCAAGAAGATCGCTATATGGGTAGCGTCTTTGCTAACGCTTATGGGCAGCGCCAGCACGAAGCGAAAGTCTCAGCCGCCCATGCTGAGTGCAAGCGGCTCGGCATGACGCACGAATACGGCACGTTGCGCGGTGACCTAATTACGAAAGCGAAACGTTATGAGTCCGACGAAGATGAGAAAGTAGAAGAAGCTCCTGAACTACTTAAAGATTACGAATTTAATGATCCACAAATGTGGGATCGTGCAGTTCAGGCAAGAGGGTTGCAAACTCGGGTTGCAGCCGACGTAGAAAATGGACCAAGTCCAGATGACATATGGAATTATGCGTATGCTCAAGATGAGCACGGAGACTTATACGGACATTGGGGACCGGATGAAGCAAAAAGTGATCCCGATTCCAACAATCCGGAATATTCTGGAGTGCTATTTAAAAATTCAGACGACTATTTAAACTACATTCACAATTCCGATGCGTTTGACAAAGACGATGGACAGTTTGGTAACCTTAATATGGAAGCAAAGCACAGGAACAATATTGAACAAGTAATCGAAACTATTGAACACGATGGTTCCCAAGTTTACAAAGTAAAAACAGCAGAAGGTAGAACTACACTGTCGATTAGACACCCGGATGGTAAAGAATCAATTAGAGACATTGCTGTCGAAGACGGAGTAGAGGAAGATTTAGTTCGTTCTATGCACAGACAGTGGAATGACTATGTTAAAGAAGTTGATGTTAATAAGCCTACTAGCTATAGACAATTATCCGACGCTGGACCAAAATATGCCCCAGGAAACTCTGAGGTATGGTATTGGAAACAAGAATACAGTAGAGATTTTATGATGGGGCCAAGTTGGATAGAAGAAAAGAGACCCGAACTAATGCCTTCGGCAGAAACTATTGGCAAAACACATTCGATGATCGGAACCCTTAATACTTCCGATTTAGAAGACATTTATATGATGATGCAAGGCGAAAATTGGAGCCCGCAGGGTGAGGCACGAGGAATGATCGAACGGTCGGGCACAGGCCACACCTCAATGAGTATGGGTGATGCTGTACGAGTTGGTACTGCCCTTTACATTGTCGATAGCTTTGGATTTAAACGTCTTGGTGAAGACGTAACAGAAAAAATGTCCGAATCGAGGGGCTCGGACGGTCGCGCCCTACGCGCCATGGGCCACGCATGGGCGATAAACGCCCCGCCGAAGGCGGGCGTGTATTCGAGGTCAGCAAGCGTTGGTTATCCAAATGATTTTGCAATAATTGATAAGCATGAAATTGTAGCTGGGCCATTCAAAAACATTGCAGACGCAACAAAAGCTAAGATTGAGGTTGGTTATGGAAAAATTGTTCCTTTAAATAAAATTTCTCCAGAAATGTTAATCAATTTTGGTATTTCGTTGGATCATAATCAAAGACCCGTAGGCGAGGCTACCTTTGGTACAAAATATAAGCATACCCCAGCCGAATTGGCGCAGATAAAAGGATGGGAAAATGCTATGGATCTCAAATTTAAAAATCCGTATGACCATTCTCAACCAGAATTAAGAGATGCCTATATAAAAGGATACATGGCTGCTCGACGAAAACAGAAACGAATTGGATTTGGGCGTATTGCAGATCTTCCTAACCGTAAACTTACGAGAGAAGGTAACCTTAACACACAAGAGGCCAAGAAACCTGCCGCAAAAAATTCTAATACAGAGTCACTAAAACTCGTAATTGACGGTAGTGATGTTGGTTTTGAGGGTGAAGATTATTACTACGACGGTGATAATATTATAGCAAATGATCGAAGAATCGCTGGCAAGATCCTTAGAGCAATTAATACTAGTGGGCTATTTTCAAAGCAGGCAGTGGTTGTTAAAAACGGCGAACAGCCTGTAATTGGATTTGATGCGTTAGCCGATGCGCGTTCAGTATTTCAAGATACTATTGGGACAGACGAGTTTCCAATGGACGTAGAAATTAAAACTGATAGCACCAATAAATTCTATATCTATACAAACGGTAAACGTAATGTCCGAACGTTTGATAAATTTCCACATGCAAAACGCTATATTAAAAAGCTAGATCAACAACTTCAGGACCAATCAGGTCCTGAAAGAATGGAAGTATAATGTTCATAAATGATTTAGTTGAAGCAGGTAATGTTGGACACGCTATGGAATTCGAATGGACCACTGAGATTGATTCCGAAAACTACAGGAACTTGAATTCACTGGCAAAATATAATAACGGAATTTTTAAAAGCTACAAACAACAACAATTCCTACAAAGAAAATGGGGATGGACTTTACCATCTTTTAATTCTCAACACGCGCAGCAAAATCTAAACCAACAATATTCTGGTTCACTACGAGATGACGAAGCAATGTTACTAAGTAACTTTGGTGTTACTATTGTTCCAGGACAACGAGTAATTTCACCAAGCGGTTATATGCGTTGGAGTCAGTATGGCGGAAGAGGAAATCGACCAATACAATGGATGTTCGTATTAGATGAATATGGCGTAGCAGCAAAATATAAACTAAAATTTAAGGGTGACATGAAGTCAGGTACTAGCGTTGACGCTGCTGGAACCAAATTAGAATGGGAACGAGATGTTACTTCGGCCCAACCTATGATTGATGCATTAAGTCAAGGTCAAGCTGCTGACGCACAACAAAAACAACAAGCCGCAGCTAATAGAATTCCTAGTAAACATTTAGGAAATATAGGTGATAGAATAAAAGGACAGGCGGTTGACGTATTAATGTCGTTTGGCCCACGTTCCGGTCAATTTGGTGATTACTATATCAATAAACTAGTAACTCCTAATGGGGAAGAATTACTTTACTTCGGAAACAAAATGGGAAACAAGGGAGATAAACTTGTTATCTCATTTACTGTTGGTAAGCATGATATTGATAGTAAGACACAAGAACCTATTACATTAATTAAGCGTCCTAAAAAACTAGCAACACCTGCAGCAGTACCAGCAGCACCAGCAGGCGAACCAAAAATGCTGACGCCTGCAGAATTACGACAAAAGGATTTTGATTCTGGTACAACTAGAGAATCAGTATATGATTCTAAAAAACAATATGGTGTTCGATATAAAATGTTCGCAGGTAAAGAAGGACGTCTTACTACTAAGGAAGCCTGGTTTTCTAGTCCTCAAGCATTAGAAAAAGCTGTTGCAAGAATTCAAAACATGGGAAATTTTTATGAGATTGACGGTTATTCATATCCGCAGGGATTGAGTGATGAAAAGGATGGCGAACGAATAAAAGAACAAAAGAAGAAGAATAAAAAACATGATTTAAAATCAGAGTTCAACCAAAAAATGGACGCTCTTGGTTATCTTCGTGATTTGCGTCTATCTGGTTTAAGGATGAATAAAAGTGAACAGTCCCAGTGGATTGATCTTGAGCGATGGTACGATTCATTAAAAACCAAAACCAATGAAGATAGGACCGTTTGGGTTAAAGGTCCAGGTGGCTCTTTAAAGAAAAAGGTTATTCCGGACACCGATGCACAAAAGGCCAGTAAACTTAAAACAATGCAACGCCAGCAACAAAAAGCAGAAGAAGAATTTGATTATAAGCGTATGGCTCCTATTGAAGATAATGAATTAGATTGGGGTAGGTTACAAAAAATATTTACAACTGGCGAATATCCTGGTCCAGGTGGAGAAATTATTGATATTGTTTCGAGAAAAGATACTACTCTTACAATTAATGGTAAGCGAGTGGCAGGCAAAAAATTAGGAGTTTATTTTGCATTTGATCCAACAGAATTTGGATTGCCTGGACAGACTGAAGCTATGTCAGATCAAATTGATATTACAGTTTATAGAGATCCACAAAAACCTAATAGATTAAAGGCAACATATGGATGATCTAGAAAAACTTAAAGAGCTTGCTGGTATTACTGGTAAAGAAACTGTAGAAGATAACCTTGGACAACGTGCAAGTGATGCACATCAAAAACGTATTACTGAACGTGAACAAAATATTAAGCCAGGTACTAATGAATGGTTTAATTTGTGGTTCTCACAAAAACAACAATTAAATTTACCCACCGGATTCAGAGGTAGGACGAAGAAGCGATAATAAATCTAGATACTTGTATCGGTATCTATTATTCATTTGTACATTTATTCCTTTAACTACATTATTGTATTCGATAACATTTGGAATATATTCTGATCCCATGTATTCTTCTCGATTTTCTAAATCAGTATAATAAGAAGAATATATTTGATATTTTTCTTCGCCCTTAAGCACAAATTTCATTCTATCCTTAAACGCATTTATAATTTCATCCCTCATTAAATACGAATAAATCTGTTCTGGCATATATGAAAAATAATTGTATACTCCAGCTATGTTATTGAACAACATAAATCTAGTATTTGCGTATCCGGGCCCCTCGGTAAAATGAACATACCAATCATCAATTTGATGTCCGCCATGTGTATCAAATTTATACATTATTTCACGTCCTGCGGGCCGCAAGGAATTAAAATCACCCGGAATTGCTCGCACTATAACTTGGTCACCATTACCACAAATAGGAAAACCACCAGCATTAGCAATTTGAAGAATTAGATATGCATGAAGTAATAAGGTAACACTTGAAACTTGAGATGTTTTGATAAAATCTTTTATTTTATTGGATTTAAATAATTTTTCTACATCTACCTTATATACTTGATACGGAATATTCCGTTCTTTGCAAAATTTATAAGCGTATCCAATATCATGTTCATTATAGCCATTATCTAGTATAGCAATCTTTATATCAATATTAGCTTCTAAAAATGTCCGCACCATAAACTCGCTATCAATCCCACCACTAAACGCTAGTACCAATTCTTTATTAGTATCATTTCTAATTGCGTGGCATGCAGCAAGACAAGATTCTTTAAATCCAAGATCGACCTTACATCGTTCAATCTCTACATAAAATTGATCGGTAATTGATTTCCTTTGGCTAAACGGAACAGAATTGTATCCAAATTTGAGGTAATTTTTATAAGTGTAATTGAACATAGAATTGCGCTACCTAAGTTAATTTGTAATAACTATTGATATATGATACAATTTCATATATAATACTTATTCCATAGGAGATACCATGAGCAAAAGTTTTAACCCAGACCAAAAAGCCAAACTGACTACATTAATAAACGAAGGCATTCAAGTACTATCAGAAATTGAAGACTTAAATGGCAGTTTAAATGATACAGTGAAAGCTGTTGCGGAAGAACTAGAAATTAAACCAAGCATTCTTAAAAAGGCAATTAAGATCGCACAGAAAAGCCAGTATACACAACATAGTCAAGACAACGACACATTACACGATATTCTCACAGTAACCGGAAAAATTAATAATTAATGAGTTACGTTGATGCATATATAGATCGCGAGCACGATCGAATTCATGTTGTTGAACGAAAGGATGGTAATCGTGAATTTAAAGAATTTCCTACGAACTATATCTTTTATTACGATGATGCGGCAGGCAAACACACAACCATTTTTGGAACGCCGGTGGCCAGATTTGCTAGTAAAAGCATCAGAGAATTTAAAAAAGAGACAAAACTCCATAGTAACAAACGAACCTGGGAGACAGATATAAATCCTGTGTTTCGGTGCCTGGAAGAAAATTATCTAGGCGTTAATTCACCTAAGCTTCATACAGCATTCTTTGACATTGAGGTAGACTTTGATCCTGAACGTGGATATAGTAGTCCAGAGGATCCATTTAATTCTATCACTGCTATTAGTATCTATTTCGATTGGTTGGATCAATTAGTTACATTAGTCAAACCACCAAAGACATTAACTCTAGCAGAAGCAGAAGAAATAGCATCTGGTTTTGAAAACACATTTGTTTTTGAAGATGAAAAAGATCTATTAAATACATTTCTAAATCTAATAGAAGATGCTGACGTATTAAGTGGGTGGAATTCAGAAGGTTATGATATACCATATTGCGTAATGCGTGTAAACAAAATAATGAGCAAGGATGATACTAGACGTTTTTGCTTGTGGGGACAATATCCTAAGAAACGAACATTTGAACGATATGGAGTAGAGCATTTAACATTCGATTTAATTGGTCGAGTACATTTAGATTACATGCAAGTCTATCGTAAATTCACATATGAAGAAAGACATTCTTGGGCGTTAGACGCTATTGGTGAATATGAACTTAATGAACGTAAAGTAGCGTATGAAGGAACATTAGATCAACTATACAATAATGACTTTAGAAAATTTATTGATTATAACAGACAAGATGCAATAATTTTACATAAACTAGATAAGAAATTACGTTTTATGGATCTAGCTAACGAACTTGCACATGATAACACAGTATTGTTACCAACCGTGATGGGAGCAGTAGCAGTAACAGACCAGGCAATTATCAATGAGGCCCACCAATTAGGTTTTGTAGTTCCTAGTAGAAAACGACATGGTTTCAATGACGATAAAGATGAAGGACACGAAATTGGGGTTGCTGGTGCATATGTTGTTAATCCTAAAAAAGGAATGCATGATTGGATCGGATCTATCGATATAAAAAGTCTATATCCTAGTACGATTAGAGCTTTGAATATGGGTCCAGAAACTATTGTCGGACAATTAAAACCAATAATGACCAATCAATATTTAACAGAAAAACAAAGAGTTGGATTAAAGGGATCCACAGGATGGGACGGATTGTTTGGCAGTTTAGAATATACTGCGGTAATGAATAAGGATGTTGGTACAGAAATTACAATTGATTGGGAAGATGGTGAATCTTCGACTCATTCGGCATCTGAAATTTGGAACATTATATTTGATAGTAATAGGCCTTGGATTCTTAGTGGAAATGGAACTATTTTCTCATATGAGAAGCAAGGCATTATTCCAGGATTGCTAGCTAAATGGTATGTAGAACGACAGGTATTACAAAAAAAGGCCGGTTCAGCAAATACGGCTGAAGAAATTAGTTTTTGGGATAAAAGGCAACATGTTAAAAAAATTAACCTAAATAGTTTATACGGTGCATTACTAAATCCAGGTTGTAGATTCTTTGATGAACGTATTGGACAAAGTGTAACTCTTAGTGGTCGAATAATTGCCAAGCATATGGCTGAGGAATTAAATGAAGCGATGACTGGAGTTAAAGATGCCATTGGAGAAGCAATTATATATGGCGATACAGATAGTTGTTATTTTAGTATTTGGCCAAAAATTAAAGATGAAGTAAACTTAGGTAAGATGGAATGGAATAAAGATATTTGTGTAGAAATATATGACCAATTAGCTGAAACTGTAAATGAGAGTTTTCCAAAATGCATGGCTGAGAATTTTCATTGCTCACCAAATTTAGGAAAGTTAATTAGTGGCGGTAGAGAATTAATTGCCTTAAAAGGATTGTTTATTAAAAAGAAACGCTACGGGGTATTAATTTATGATTTAGATGGAAAACGATTAGATAAGATGTCGGCACAAGAAGCTAAAGCTAAAGGCATAGTGCCAGGTGTCGGAAAAATTAAAGCAATGGGATTAGATCTTAAACGATCAGATACTCCAAAGGTTGTGCAAGATTTTTTAAGTACGTTATTGGTGGAGGTACTTCGAGGTGGTCAAAAAGATGAAATAGTAGATATGATTAGAAAGTTTAAAATTGAATTTACTGAACGTCCTGGTTGGGAAAAAGGTACTCCTAAACGTGTCAACAATTTAACTAAGTATACTAAGGAAGAAGAACGCTTAGGTAAAGCAAATCTTCCAGGTCATGTTAGAGCATCTATGAATTGGAACAATTTGAGGCGCATGAATAATGATAATTACAGTATGAAAATAGTTGATGGTATGAAAGTTATTGTATGTAAGCTAAAGAATAATCCAATCGGATTTACTAGCGTAGCATATCCGACTGATGAAGTACATTTGCCGTCGTGGTATAAACAGTTACCGTTTGATGATGCTGATATGGAAGATACAATTATAGATCAAAAAGTAAATAACTTATTGGGAGTCCTTGGTTGGGAATTATCTAAATCAACTCAAATAAAGAGCACATTTAATACGTTGTTTAGTTTTGAGGATGATGAATGAAAATTGAGAATATAGAAACGCAACAACTACTTAAAATGGTTGAAGTAATAATAGACTATCGAAATAAGTTACAAATTAACAGCACAAATTTAGCTGACTTAATTGCATTTATTAGTATGATTTCAGATGATCGAGAAAGCCAAGAAAAAATATTAAATGAAATGTTAAAATTAGATAGTATTTTATCTAAGGCACAGATGCATTATAGTAATCTAATAGAAGAAATGATTACAAAATCTAGAACATTATATAATATTAGAAATAACTCAGCCCATCAATCATATGCTCCGTGGATGAATGAAATATTAGAAAATGATGTTGATGCCTTTAATCATGTAATGTCAGTAATTGAACACAAGGTTGATCATCGATTTCCAGTATTAAATGTAGATAGTCATAGTAAAAAATTAGGAATAGCTATGTCACCTGGTGACCCGTATTACATAATTTCAAAGCCAGATGAATTTAATGAACAAAATGAATATAATGATGGTCTTTTTAAATCGTTAAAAAATTATACTACAAAAGGTAGATTCCTAGAAGCATCATCGAAACTTCCGCAAGATCAATTTGGTTTAATTCTATCAACCCAAAATTTCAATTCCATAGGCGTAAGCGTATTATCAACCCACCTAATTCAATGTTACAAACTTCTTAGACCGGGCGGTATTTTATTAATTTCGTTTATTGATGTATTGAGTGAGGGCGGATTTGAAATGCTAGCACGTTATAAAAATGGTGCAGCATCCCCACAAATAAGTTGTTTAACTAAAAATTATTTTTTCGAATACCTATTAAAACCAATTAAAGATCGCGCGCCGTTTATAATACATGATGAACAAACATTTTTAACACACACCGTTTTATCACTTAGAAAACCTGGAGAATTGAAGACCGTTAAAAATAGAAAAACGATTGGCGCAATTAAAACCGTTACGAACTAGACTTTTCCGTTGTAATACTGTATAATTTCAAGTTAGGAGAACATTTATGAAAGACCACTTACAGGATTTAGTAGATCATATTCACGCATTAGGAACAGTAGATTTTATCAAAATAATTGGCGGGGCAAAAGAAACTAAGTTTGCTGCAATGGCTGAGGACAATTCAGTTATTATTGCAGGCAAATTTAAGAAGGCCGTGTCAGAATTTGATGGAACCTTTGGGATGCCAAATTTAACCAAACTTAGTGTAATTTTGGGAATTCCGGAATACGATGAGAATTCAACTATTACGGTAGAAACTGCAAAACGTAATGGTGAGACAGTTCCAACGTGTTTGCATTTTAAGAATGAAGCAGGTGATTTTAAAAATGATTATAGGTTTATGTCAACAGAAATCGTTAATGAAAAACTTAAAACTGTAAAGTTTAAAGGTGTTACTTGGAATGTAGAAGTTGAACCGACGGTTTCGAGCGTTAATAGATTCAAATTTCAAAGCCAGGCGAATAATGAAGAACCATTATTTACAGTGAAAACTGAAAATAAAAATCTCATGTTTTACTTTGGTGATGTTAGTAGCCACGCCGGTAACTTTGTATTTGAGGCTAAGGTCACTGGCGTTTTAAGTAAAGGTTGGCAATGGCCAGTTGCTCCTGTGATTGGAATTTTAAATCTAGTTGGCGATAAGGTTATGAAATTTAGTGATCAAGGTGCATTGTTAATTACAGTTGACAGCGGAGTTGCTGAATACGAATATATTCTCCCAGCACAAAGTAAATAATGGAAAACGAATTTACCACATTCAATAAGAATCATGCCATCTTTTTACCAGCTATAAGTAGCTTCTATGCTACTTTTATTGGTAAACAAAGATTTGGTGAATATATTGCGCATTCACGTATTCCTAAATCATTTAAACATGGCGTCGAAAGTATCAATTTTCTTAATAAGGATGAAGGTATTTTTTATTATCCATATGCGTTATACAGTGCGGGCCACGCCAAATTAGACCTAAATAAGGTAGAACACAAAGAAGATATGATTCGAAATAGAGATCGAAGCTCAAGCCTATTAGTAGGCGATAGTGGGGGATTTCAAATCGGGAAAGGAGTGTGGGAAGGTGATTGGACTGATTCCAATTGTCCCAAGGCTAGCAAACAACGTGAAACAGTTCTCCATTGGTTAGAAGGAATATCTGATTATGCTATGTGTTTAGATATTCCTGTGTGGACTAGGTACACAGAAAAAGCTAGAAAAACAACAAAAGTAAAAACATATCAGGATGCAGTTAACGGAACAAAAATTAACAATGAATACTTTATAAAGAACAGACACGGTAATACTAAGTTCCTAAATGTTCTTCAAGGTGAAAATCATACTGAAGCGGAAGATTGGTATGAACAAATGAAACAATATTGTGATCCTAAAAAATATAAAACTAATCACTTTAATGGATGGGCAATGGGTGGACAAAATATGTGTGATTTGCACCTAGCTCTTAAACGAGTAATTACATTAAAATTTGATGGGTTGCTAGAAAAAGGTGTGCATGATTGGATGCACTTTTTAGGAACCAGTAGATTAGAGTGGGCAATGGCATTATCAGATATTCAACGTGCTGTTCGTAAATATCATAATTCGAATTTTACTATTAGTTATGATTGTGCCAGTCCATTTTTAGCTACAGCAAACGGTAGAATTTATACTAGTTTAGATTTAAATCCGGGTGAGAAATGGATATATAGAATGGAATTTGGACCCGATAATAAAAAATATGCGACCGACAATAGAAAATTTAGCCAAGCATTATTAGAAGATTTAAAACGTAAAAAAACAACAATTGATAATTTTATTGATAGTCCAGTCACAGAAGATTTATTGATTAGTGATGTTTGTATATACAAGGAAGGCGACGTAAATAAAATTGGTAAAGAAGGTAAAACAAGTTGGGATAGTTTTAGTTATGCGATCCAGATGGCTCATAATGTTTGGATGCACTTGATGGCGGTGAGACTTGCTAATGAATTATATGATAGCGGAACATACCCAACAATGTTGGTTGAAGATAGCATTAGTCAACTAATGATGAAAGACTTAATTACTGAGGCAATTAGAATTGATAGTAAACCAAAAGCATTAAAGTTTTTAGATGATCATAGTAAATTTTGGATGCGTTTGGTTGGTACTAGAGGATTTAGCGGTAAAAAGGCCATGAATGCAACGACCCAATTTAACAACCTTTTTGAAATTATAGAATAAATTTGCAATTTGAATTATAATCTGTTAATATAAGGACATACGTTATGATTGACGATCAAATACATCAGGCTCAATTAGATAATATTAATCACACAGTCGACGGGGCGATGAAAAGAATTTGGATAACTTTCCAAAAAGAAGGCATCCATAAATTTCCAGAAGCGTTAGAAGATCCAAATCTTGAAGATGTGTCCTTTTTAGGATATCCACATAGACATATTTTTCATTTTAGAGTTTGGATCACTGTTCAACACAATGATAGAGAAATTGAATTTATTCAATTTAAACGATGGGTAGAAGGTCTTTACCTTAACAAGGCATTAGATCTAAATAACAAAAGCTGTGAAATGATTTCCGATGATTTATTTAAAATGATTTCTTCTAAATATTATGGGCGGGAAATATGGATAGAGATTAGTGAAGATGGTGAGAATGGTAGTTTCGTAAAATATAACGATCCACGGATTAGATAAAAAGGAAATATAATGGCACAACCACTTTGGTTAAAAAAATATTTAATAATGAAACCGGAAGTTAAGAAGATTTACTCTGACTTAGAGGATTATTTAAATTTTTGTAGGATGGAACTTCTTCCATTTAATCCAGGAGATATGTACAATAACAAGAACAATACCTGGAAGCAATACACGAAAGAACAATCCAAACGTAGACGATGAAAACCCTCAAAGATTTTATTGCTGAAGTTGAAGCTGAACACGTGGATGGTACATATGCAGCATTATATCCAGACGATGATACTAAGTCTAATGTAGCAGAATTAATAGGATCATTGGAACTTGGTGATTCTGCAAAGATTGATGACATCCATTGTACGGTTGCATATAGTCGTAAACCAATTGCTGATGCTGGAGAATTTTCTACCTCTGTTAACATAGTTGCAAGAGTAATTGGGTATGAAGTTTTGAAACATGATACTAATACCCTTGTTTTAACTTTAGAGAGCAAAGAAATTACTGATCTCTTTAATAAGTTTTTAAGCAAAGGGGCAACCTGGGATCATGAAAATTTTAAACCACACCTATCAATAGGATATAATTATCCGCATAATGATTTATCTAATATTATACTTCTAGCTCCAAAATTTAAAACAGTAACATTTAATAAGCTTATTATATCTCCGTTAGAATTAGATTGGAAAGAAACTAGATGACATTATACGTTGTAGATTTAGAGGCGGTAGAAACTCGTTATACTGGACAATGGAAGAAACACCTTCCAAAGCTATTGCAGAAGAACGGTATTAAAGCTGTGGTAATTTCAGGTGTTGATGATATTCCAAAAGCAACAACTCCGGGCGCATTTTTGAACTTTGGCGGTACTAATGTTTATAAAGCATCACAAGTCGAAACAATTAGTCGACTATTTTGTGCGGGGAAAATAAAAAAAGGCGATCAATTTTTATTTACTGATGCTTGGCATCCGGGCATTATCAATCTCAAATATATGAGTGAATTATTAGGCATTTCTGTTAATATTCATGCGCTCTGGCATGCAGGAAGCTATGATTCTGCCGATTTTTTAGGTAGGATTATAGGAGATGCTCCTTGGGTGCGCAACTTTGAAAAATCATTGTTTCATGCAATTAATTTTAATTACTTTGCATCAACTTTTCACATTGAATTGTTTAGCCAAATTTTATTTAGATCGACACCAATCCAGATGTCAAAAACTTTTGGGGTTGACAAAATAGTAAGATCAGGATGGCCGTTTGAGTTTTTAAAAGCAGAAATATTGTCTGGACCAAAACAAAAGAAAAAGGATCTTATTGTATTCCCACATAGAATAGCAATAGAAAAACAAGTAGCTATTTTTAAAAACTTAGCTAAAGAGTTACCAGAATATGAATTTGTTATCTGCCAGGAAAAGCAGTTAACAAAGAAAGAATACCATAAAATTCTCAAACAAGCCAAATTGGTATTTTCAGCAAACCTACAAGAAACATTAGGTATTGGCTGTTATGAAGGGTTACTTGCTGATGCTAATGTTTTGGTTCCTCATAGGTTAAGTTATAAAGAAATGTATGTAAAAGATTCATTTGTTTATCCATCAGAATGGTCATCAAGTTATCAATTATATGATAGAAATAAAATTCAACTAATAGAAACTATTAGAGATTTAGTATCTAATTATGATGATTACGCTATTGATCGAGAATTAACAGAACATCACTTAACAGAATTTTATTTCTCCTCTAATAAGTTGATTGAAAATATTAAAGAATGGCAATAATCTTAATTCAAAAAGATATTACCGAAATAACTAACGGGGTAATAGTTCATGGTTGTAACGCTAAGGGCGTTATGGGTTCTGGTGTGGCTAAAGCTATAAAGAAAAAATGGCCGGGTGCATACATGGCTTATAGAACTGTATATATTGAAGATGGCTTATTTCTTGGGGATACAATTTGGTATCAAGCTAACGAAAATTTGTTTGTTGTTAATGCGATCACACAAGAAACTTACGGTACAGATGGTAAGGTTTACGCTAACATTGACGCAATCGACAATGTCCTATATAATATTATTAGTGCTGTACGAGGAACCGATTTACAAAACAAAATTTACATGCCGATGATTGGTTGTGGATTGGGTGGATTAGATTGGAATGACGCAGTTGAACCCGTTGTTAGAGATTTATTAGCTCACGAATCCGATGACGTTGATATACGGGTTTGTAGTTTATCGTTATACAATTTTAATACAGGAAAATATGAAAACATCAGATAAAATAAGAGCAAGACTTAAACGGTTAGAGAAACGATATTTTAGTAACGACAATATTTCTGAGGTATTACTCCCAGGAGATGAACAACGGATTATTAATGAAGTTGCAGCAGAAATGGAAAATGTATTCCAAGCGTTAGTGATTGATACCAAGAATGATCATAATACTAAAGAAACTGCAATGCGTGTGGCTAAGATGTTTGTTACAGAAATATTTGCTGGACGATATCAAGATGCTCCGGCTATAACGGCATTTCCAAATGATTTAGAATACGACCAATTATATGTGACTGGACCTATTACAATAAGAAGTACATGCGCCCATCATATAATGCCTATTGTAGGTAAAGCTTACGTTGGTGTATTTCCGGGACGTAAGGTAATTGGCCTAAGTAAGTTTAATAGAATTGCAGATTGGATTACAAGCCGTCCACAAATACAAGAAGAAATGACAATGCAATTAGCCGATGCTATAGAAAGTGAAACCGAGGCTGATGGCATTGCTGTATTAATTCAAGCAGAACACTTTTGTATGACGCATCGGGGAGTACGGGAACATCAAAGTGACATGACTACGAGTGTGCTTCGAGGTACAATGCGTGACACACCAGAACTTAGACAAGAATTTTTTAATATTATTGCTAGGATGAAATAATGAATGAATCGGCCCCTTGGCGCAATCCACGTAACATAATTGTTGATATATGCGTAAACAATGCCAAAGGATGGGATGATAATTCTATCCGAAGTTTTGTACGGCAAGGATATACAATTTATAAAATACGCAAGCATTTTCTAACAATATCAGGAAAAGGAACATTTGGCGAGCAGGCTGGTAGTAATAGCGATACTATAAGCTACTATAGAATTAAATTTCCTTACTCTGAGCAAGGTAAACAGATGATTACATGGATGATGATGCAAATAGGAACCGATTTTCAGATATTGGATACTACCCACAGGAAAGAGATATGTTTCGAAGATTCCTAAACTGGTTGGAGCAACATGATCGTAAACGAGTTATTTTAGATCGTCAAGGCGAATCACCATATTTAGAACGGTACTATATCTTTATTAAAGATCGAGTACATTGCCCATTCAATATTTTCTTGCATAAATTCCTACGATCAGATCCAGACGATTTGCACGACCATCCATGGCCATATATGACAATAGTATTAAAAGGTGGATATTGGGAATGGATACCTAAGACCGCTTGGAATCCGATTACTGGTTACGATATAATTATTGGGGAGCAACGACTATGGCGTGGGCCTGGACATTTTAGACTATGCAAAGCAACGTCACTTCATAGAATTGAATTAAATCCTGATGTTAGTGATTGTTGGACTTTGTTTATACCTGGCAAACGAAAAAGAGAATGGGGATTTTTAACACACAGAAATTGGAAAAACCAAAAATGGGTGGATAATGAAACTTACATTTCAGAAGAATCAAACGTATGACTACTAAATTAGAAATTGTAACTTGGCCCCAGGCTAATTCATATATTGCTGAGATTGCTAGACAAATGCATATTGGTAGTTGGAGGCCTGATTATATTGTTGGTGTTACTAGAGGGGGTGCAATTCCAGCAACGATGTTAAGTCATTATCTCGATGTTCCTTTAGAGACATTACGAATTTGTTTACGTGAGCATGAAGGATTAGAATCAAATACTTGGATGGCAGAGGAAGCATTTGGATATGTTAAGGAAGAAAATCGTTTATTCCCAACCCAATATACTGAAGCAAGACTTAGAAAAAATATTTTAATAGTTGATGATATTAATGACACTGGAGCAACATTGCAATGGATTAAGGATGATTGGATGACCAGTTGTTTTAAAGACAATATTGCTTGGCAATGGATTTGGGGTGGCACTGTTAGATTTGCAACATTAATTAATAACACGGCCTCAAATTTTGATGTTAATTATAGCGCGTTGGATATTAACAAATTAGAGAACGATGTTTGGTTTAGATTTCCATGGGAACAATGGTGGTAATGTCTAAAATTTATTTAGAATGTGATTCTGATACCGCTGATATTTTATATACCAAATTGATCGAAGATAATCATGTTTTAAAAATACGGCATCTTGGTCCGGAGACTGTCAGAATTATATTAACAGATCTGAGTAAAGATGAGTTTGAACGTTATAAAGCATTTATTTTACTAGCTGGATTGAATGTTTATTTTCCTCTTAATGAGCCGAAATATGAATGATTTAGAAAAAGCATTAGCACATAAAATAGTTCCGTGGACTGAAATACAACACCGGACTAAAAACTATTGGGTGTTTAAAGATGGTTACCCGGTAAATCCTGGTCATCAATTATTTGTTCCAACTAATAATAATGATATGGCATGTTTGATGGAATGCTATGAAGCAGCTTATAAATTTGGATTCATGTTAATGTCGAGCGATAAATGTAATGGATTTAATGTAGGACAAAATATAAGTCCAGCTGCTGGTCAAACTGTAAATTATCCACATGTACATATGATTCCTAGATTTAATGGTGACATGGATGACCCGACAGGCGGTATCAGGAATGTTGTTCCTAACATGGGAAATTATAAGAACCCACATAAATTATTAAATGATGAGGATCATAAACAATTAAAAGAAACATTTAGATTACTTTCAAAATTGTGGGCAGATCCAAAAATGATGGATGAATCGGCAACCCCGTTAATCAGACTTGAACGTGTATTACATAAATTAGGATCACAAAAACATGCCCGTTTACGATCTTAAATGTAAAAATTGCAATATGATTTTCGAAGCCTTAGTTAAAATATCAGAATTCGAAAATAGCGAAGTACCTTGTCCTAACTGTTCTAAAACTGATTTAGAAAAATTAGTTAGTAGCGCAAGCTTTAAATTAAAAGGAACCGGATGGTATGAAACAGACTTTAAACAAAAACCTCAAAAGCAAAAAAAGAAAAAAGAAAGCAGTCCAACAACACCAAATCCCAACGCTGCCGGTGCCGGCACTGGCACCAGAACGGACGATAACTGATTTTACTATGGGTGTTACTAACTCCTCACGTTTACTATCAATCAATGCTCCTTCTAATAAAGAGATAGTAAGAATTACAAATGATGGTGATGTAATTTGGTATGGAAAACCTTCAGAAGCAATAAAGACATTAACAACTTGTTTTCATTTATCAGTTGAGGCGATGGCTGGTGTTAATAAGGGCGCTAGAAAAAAATACCAATATCATGCCTATAAAAATATCTTAAAGAAATCTCAATCAATGACTAAGAAACAATTAATATCAGATTTAACAAGAATCGTTAAAGAACACGAAGAAAAAATAATTATGGACACGTTAACTAACGTGGATAAATAATTAACTAGGAGTATAATATGAATTGGTTTAATAAATTATTTTCGAACAAAGAAATTAAGCTAGAAGCTAAGGTTAAAGAATTAGAAGAAAAATTAGAGGAAAAATCAAAACCAACTGCTAAAGAAGAAGCTACTAAAAAAGGTGAACCATATGTTAATATCTTAGAAATGGAAATTTCCAAAGGTAGCACTGGATTGGGGAGTTTTGAATTAGACTGGAATTCATATTTTATTGCCTATCTCAGAGAGCACGGTTATGAAGGTAGAACTGATGAATTGATTATTGATCGTTGGTTTACTGATGTATGTAGAAATGTTGTATTAGAAACATACGAACAACATGCTGCTAATAATACAGATTACGTTACCCGTAAAAAATTAGACGATGGACGAACTGAAATTGGTTAACTAGTTTTTGACTTAGTTCTAATTAACTGCTATTATAATTCAACTATGAAATATCTATTGGTCGATACCGCAAATACATTTTTTAGAGCACGTTATATTTCGGGTCGACATTCTACTTTGGATGAGCGCACTGGAATGGCTATCCATATTACATTAACCTCTATTTCCAAACTTTGGAGAGAACAAGATCCAGAACATGTTGTTTTTTGTTTGGAAGGTACAAGTTGGAGGCGAGGAACATATCCGCCATATAAGAAAAACAGAGATGTAGCCAAAGTTGCACTGACTCCAGCTGAGGTAAAAGAAGATCAAGCATATTGGGATGCATTCAATCAACTAAGTGAATACCTAAACAATAAAACAAATTGTTCAGTTCTCCATAGTCCCAACGCTGAGGCGGATGACCTCATTGCCCGATTCATTGCACTTCATCCTCATGACGAACATGTAATACTGAGCAGTGATTCAGATATGTTACAATTAATTGCTGAAAATGTTACTGTATATAACGGCATCACCGGAGAGTTACATTCCCTCAAAGGAGTGTTTAATGGTGGAAGTAAACCAGCAATAGATAAGAAAACTAAACTACCAAAAGAGGCACCAAATCCTGCGTGGTTATTATTTGAAAAATGCATGAGGGGTGATTCTAGCGACAATGTGTTTAGTGCATATCCTAGAGTGAATGTTAAAAGATTGAAAGAAGCATTTAATGATCGTGAGAAAAAAGGATATAGTTGGAATAATGTTATGTTGCAACGTTGGACTGATCATAATAAAAAAGAACACAAGGTAGTAGATGATTATGAACGGAATAAAGTTTTGATTGATTTGACTGCACAACCTGACAAAATTAAAAAAGAAATAGATACAGATATTATTTCTCAGTTAAATAGAAAAACAATTTCACAAGTAGGAACACATTTTATTGTGTTTTGTGGAAAACACGAGTTAGTAAAGTTATTAGATTTTACTGATTCTTATGTCTCGATTCTGAATCGACCATACAAGGTGAAATAATGAATTATAGCATTTACGACAAAATGTCATCATTAATAACAAAACCAAAACGTCCTAAGTTATCAACATTTGTATCTTCGGCGGATTTATTTACCTATGTCTATCCGAGAGGAAATATGGATCTTCATTCTTTCTTACATTTAATCGGAGTGGGAAAGGACGGACCTTGGATTGCCGGTGGAGCAGCATTAGCATGGTATAAGGGAGAAACGATTGATTCCTTAACGGACGTTGATATATTTTTTGCTAATAAGGATAATTTTGATTGGGTTGACAAAATTTTTAATGATGTATTAACGAATCCCAATGATAAATTAGACGATTTTAGTAAATTATTTTCAAAAGATGTGTTGGTAGGTACCAACCCGTATATTCATAGATCACACAATGCAACTACAATTAGATTTAGCATTCAAACAAAAATATATACGATACAATTAATTAAAGCTAGGTTTCATGACAATATTCAATCAGTAATTGATAGTTTTGATATTAGTGTTTGTAAAGTAGCGACTGACGGTAAACATTTTTATTTAGGAGAAAATACTGCACACGATATAAACAATAAAATATTAAGGTATGAAGGTGAATTTAAAATGAATTCATTACCTAGAATTTTAAAATACCAAACCTATGGTTATAAACCCACAGACGAATTAGTTCAACGAATGAGAGATAGTGAGAGTTTATATACCGAAATTGATATTGAGGATGTAAATGGATATAACAACATCGCCTAACGAATATAAAGAAAGAACTTGGAGCCTGTTCTCCAAGAAGCCTATGCTAATGTATTCTAAAAAGCATGATCAATATATTGTCCTTTGGAATGGCATTATAATGACTAGGAATGATGCAATTTATATTTTGTTTCATGCATTTCATCGAGTCTTTCCAGGACAAAAAGTTAAACAGAAACTATTAGATGACTATATGCGCTGTCTACGCAGTGGCGTATTTAAAGAATTTACCGATGAAGCGGGCGAAAGATTTATGGAAAATAGGTGCCGATTGTCTGACATGGTGGTGGAAGATATGACTAAGATTGAAGTCGCTAATAATATGAGAAATACTCGATTTCAATATTTAATAAAAATATTTTCTGCACTTCTTTATGATTACGAGAATAACGGAACAACTTTTAAACAGGCTATGGATTGGTTAGATTTAGGGCAGGCAAACGAATATGATTAGAGATGTTAACATAGTCGGAAGTACCTTTTTCGTATCCTCGACTCAAATGCCAATATATGCTATTGGTGAGAACCAAGTTCGATATAATAATCGAAAAAATGCATTAGAGCAATGGGTTGCATCGAATAACAGCTGGCAAGAAATTGCTGGCGCGGTAGACATTCGTATCAATCCAGAAATTGATGCATTATTAAATTGGGTTCGAGAAAAACAACAAGAAGAATTTAAACTAACAAACATATATAAAAAATATCCAGAACTTCGTAAAATGAAAGAACAGCATGATATAATGCTTGCACTTATAAAGGAATATGTAGATGAGCCTAATCGCTAAAACAGTAGTAAAGAATAAATTTTGGATCGTGGAAGAAGATGGCATTAAGGTCGCTACTATTCAAAAAAGCCCCGGCGGTGTTGCGTTTGTAAAAGATGCTAATAGAGAACTTTTTCCTAGCATTAAAAACCTAGGTAGTACTCACAATATTATCTTTGATAAAATTGAAAAGAAAAAGAAAACCTTAGAAAAGAAAGAGCATGTTTCTGAAATTAACGGATATCCAACGAATACTACACCATACAATGTTCTTCACAATGTACAGAACAATAGTTACATTTATACAAAGAAACCTAAAAGCAAAAGTTATTTTTGTGCGGGATATTATATCGTACAATTTTCAGTCACCTGGGTGCGAGGATTTTGTCCTAAACTCATTACGCTTGAACGATACAAATTTAAAGGTCCGTTTAAGACAAAAACAGAAATGCAAGCAGTTTTACAAAAGACAGTTAATGAACCCGATATTGACTAAGTTTAATACAAAGGTTCAAACCCTTAGTCAAAGTGGCGGGAAACAACTTCTATTAAGTGCTAGAGAAGCCCGAGATCTACAATCAGAAATTTTCGTCCTTCTTCGACAAATTGCTACATTAGAAGCTAATTTACGCAGGGCTGAATCGGGTGAAGTTCCTGCTTCTATATCTGCCGACGGTGGCAAGTTTTAACATAAATACTATGTTATGAGTAGACCCAAGCCCACCGTCATTTTAGAGAAAGTAAATAAGACAACCTACAAATGTGATCAGGTACTGCATAGTGATGGCATTTGGGCTGTGTACTTTAACGGCAAACCTATTAACTTAAAAACTAGTAATCTACTAGTTAACTATCCAGGACCTAAATATAAAAAGGTTAGTTTTAGTAATAAAGGTCATGCTATTAACCTAGCTAAAAAATTAAATGAAACTTTTCAAACAGATAAATTTACCGTTGTGTTCTTGACTCAAGGAGAACAGGTATTCCCAACCAAGAATTAAAGGCAATTAAAAAGAAAAGATTGACCAGAGAAATGTGTGTGCAGTATAACGCCCAGGGCGGCGATTGCGACACAAAGGTCTTTTCTAATTCAATATGGCAGCATCCAGATGCTTGGACTTTGCAACTAAGAAAAAATGGACGTAAGATACTTGATCAGATGGGGATGAAAAGTTATCTAATCAAGTTAACCCATCAAGATTTTACATCAAACGTTTATTTAAAATTATACAAATGTCTCGAAGGACCATTTTATATTAATACTCCACAATTGTGGCTTTATTTAGAAAAAGACTATATTATGATGACATTACTTGATAACGATTTAAAGAAAATTATCAGGAACTGTTCGGATAAGTGATGATCATAATAGCATGACAACCGTTAACACTAGATTGGTTTGGATCAATCTCCCATCCAAATTTTGGGAAGAAACCGATGATGGTACGAAGCAAGAGAAATTATCAATAATTGCTATTGTAGCATTTTTCAAAAAATATACACCGATGGCCGAAATCCATTTGTTACACGATCATCCTCAAATTGAGAAGGAACTTCGACATTGGTTGAGAGCGAATTCTATTCAATTACCTGGTGCGGTAATTCCGGTGGTAATTCCAAACGATGCAGACTTTTTAGTATTCCAATTAAAATGGTTTGATTATATAAAATTTATTACCTATACTGATATTAATCCCTCGGTAATCACTACTGACTAATATAACATTTGACTTTGGAAAAGCTTTAACGTAAAATAATTAAATATGAGACCATATACTCAAGGGCTTTTGGACGGTATGTGTGGCGTCTATTCGGTTATCAACGCAATGCACGCCATTGATCATATGCCTGAAAAACGAGCAGAAACAATGTTTCGGATAACAATTAAAAAGTTTTCTAGCATATTTCCCACAGCATTCTATGACGGGATTAAATTCGATGAACTTCTTACAATTACACGCTGGATTGCAAAAAAATATGTCAAAAATAAGCTAAAATGTTACAAACCTGTTAGAAAAAAAGTCGATATTAGAGGTTGGTTCGATATACTGGAACAAGTATTAGATAAAGATAAAACTGCCGTTATTATCGGCCTAGGATATCCGGAAGATCATTGGAGCGTCTGTGTCGCTGTAGAACGCAAAGGAAATGGACGTTATCTTGTACTGTCAGATTCATATTTTGGTTTAAAGAGATTTAGAGAATCCAAATTCTCTATGTTTAAGAAAAAAGACAAAATTCAAATTGACCCATTCGAAACTATTGTAATTGGAAAATAACATGAATACGGAAAAAGAAAATATGATGCGAACATTAGCCGATAAACCTAGGCTTGCATCAGCTTGGTGTAGTATAGGAATCCACCGATGGCAGCGTTGGAGAAGTTATAAAGAAGATATAATTGAAACTGATAAGCTTGGATATTCTGTAATCCAACAACTTCGAGAATGTGATGATTGTGGATTGAAACAATTATCATATACTAACGCTAGTCACAAAAAAATCACCTAATCTAAATCAATGACTTATAAGACCCCCAACATAAGTCATTGATTTTATTAATGTTAATTGGGCTTGACACTAACTTCAAACTCCAGTAAAATACTAGGGTATTAAACGTTAACCTACTAGGAGAATAAACGTATGGCTCAAGCACAAGAATCCACCCGCACAGTAAATCCCAAAGAAGCTGAGGCGGCAATTATGACTTGTTTTAAGTCGAAGCGTCCGCTGTTTCTGTGGGGACCTCCGGGAATCGGTAAAAGCGAAGTGGTAGACACTATTACTACGCGCCTCGAAGGCTTTATGATTGACCTGCGTTTGGGTCAAATGGAGCCGACGGATTTGCGTGGAATTCCGTACTTTAACAAAGAGCTGGGGCTCATGGACTGGGCACCGCCCATCGACCTTCCTTCGGAAGAACTTGCTGCAAAATATCCGATCATTGTATTGTTCCTCGACGAGATGAACGCGGCAGCGCCGTCGGTGCAAGCGGCTGCCTACCAGCTTATTCTTAACCGTCGTATCGGAAAATACTTTCTCCCCAAAAACGTTGTTATTGTTGCAGCGGGTAACAGGGAATCGGATCGAGGCGTTACTTATCGCATGCCTAGTCCGCTTGCCAACCGTTTTGTTCACCTCGAAATGAGGCACGATTTTGATTGCTGGCAGGAATGGGCAATTCATCATCGCATCAACAACGACGTTATTGGTTACCTCAGCCACAATAAACAAGATTTGTTCGACTTCAAAGCGACGTCGGCGAGCCGGGCGTTTGCTACTCCGCGTTCGTGGGTCTTTGTAAGTGACCTCATTGACGACGGTGTCGGCTACGATGTCCTGACCAATCTGGTTGCTGGTACTGTTGGCGAGGGCCTTGCTGTTAAGTTCATGGCGCACCGGAAATTGGTCGAAGACCTTCCGATGCCGATGGACATTCTTGAGGGCAAGGTTACGGAACTCAAAGTCAAGGAGATCAGCGCAATGTATTCGCTTACGATTTCCATGTGCTACGAACTGAAGGATGCCAGGGAGAAAAAGGTCTCCGACGACAAGTGGCACAAAATGATCGATTGCTTCTTCGCGTTCATGATGAAGAATTTCCAAAAGGAAATCGTGGTTATGGGCGCGCGTACTGCGCTCACCACGTATGACCTTCCGATTAACCCGAAGAAGATGAAGTCCTTCGACGAGTTCCACAAACTGTACGGCAAATACATTATTGCCGCTAACCAGTAAACGGTTTAGGCTAGTTGGGATGGCGTCCTAGTCGCCGGCAGTACCCAACTAGCCTTTCTTATTAAGGAGACAAAATGAACCGCAAATCAAAATATATTGTTGTAAAACACGAAGGTTTTGAGATGCCGATTGTCTTTTCTGACCTAATGCAGCATACGCAGGCGGCGGGCCTGCGCGAGGTTATTGGTGCAGGTTTTTGCTATGTCGAAGCTGGCGAATATGTTTGTTATGGTGAAAGCATTGGTCTACATGTTAAAAGCCGAGGCGAAACAGATGCATCGGTACTGAATGAAATGCTTGGAATGATCCGTGAAGAATAATATGAATAAAGACAAACCAATGACCGCTGATGAATTTCTAAGTTATTGGTTGGATCCAATTGACGATGAAGGTCCTCACATGTCTGCGTTGGATGCATTTGAGGAATCTCTTTTTGAGCATGAATCCCAATATTATAGTGAGTGCGCGATGTTTGGTGATGCCGGTCCAGGACAAGGATTGCACGTTTCTAATGGACAACGCGAACTTGAAAATGTTCGTCGTCAAATTAACCGTATCAAAACCTTAAAAGGTGAACTGCATGGCAATGACTAAAAACGAACGTCGATTTTATTGGGCAGTTCAAGACTCATTATTTCTTACCATGACCTATTTGGCTGTGGTTGATGGTATTGGTTGGGCTAACGTTGTTCTCAATGTGTACCTTTGGATAATGATCGTGTCAATGGGTCTTATTGCATTGGGTACCTGGGCGCATAATTTTCTAGTAGCACAAGGTCATCGGGACAAAAACGAACTAACAGTGCTTGATCAACTTCGAGCAAAAGGAGTATCAGTGCCCCCACTGCTTATGGCTTTTGTTGACGCTATTGTTTTCGGTGCTGCATTATCAGTCGGTTGGTATTGGACCGCTGCCGCCGCATTTAGCATGATTATTTTTGAAATTGTCGTATTTGATAAACGTGCTGTCGCTGCCGCTGTGGCGCGTAAAAATGAATTTGAGATGATGGCTGAAAAAAACTAAACAAATCAATGACTTACAAAACCAGTACCGATGTAAGTCATTGATTTACAACAGGATATTTGGTTGACACTATACCAGATCCACCATATAATACTGTTATAACCAATTAAGGACTTATATGAGCCAAGACACCACAGCAAACAAAAAGATCAAGCTCAACACCTTGTCCGATACGTTTGATGCAAAGTTGGACGAGAAAGTGCGCGAGCAAATTGTTACTGCGCGAATCAGTATGTTACTGAAAATGCCCTTCCTGGGCAATATTGCTACCCGACTTATTCTTGTACCTGCCGATAAATGGCTGCCTACTGCGGCGGTTGATGGTCGGCATTTGTTTTACAATTCCAAATTTTTCCAAATGCTTTCGTTGCCGCAAACCATTTTCGTAATCGGCCACGAAATTCTCCACGTTATTTACGAGCACATGGATCGTCGCGCACACCGCGATCCTGGGTTGTGGAATATTGCGGCTGACTTTGCTATTAACGGTGATTTGGTTGAGCACCGAATCGGTGAAAAAGTAACACAATTTCCAATCTGTCTTGATCCGAAATATACCGGTCGAACGGCAGAAGACATTTATAATGAGCTGTATGAAAACGCCGACAAAATTAATATCCAGGAATTGTTAGATCAATTGTTGGATGAGCATTTAGATCCCGACGGCGAAGATCCGAGTAAGGGCAAGGGTGGAAACGGTAATGATGATGGTGATGGTGCGGGTAGGCCAGTTCTTAGTCCTGAGGAGCGCCGTAAGGTGCGCGACGAGATTAAAGAAGCAATTATGCAGGCATACCAGGCGGCAGGGGCAGGTAATCTTCCGGCGGGTGTAAAGCGATTGCTCGACGAGATGATGGAGCCGAAAATGAACTGGCGTGAATTGTTGCGCCAGCAAATTGAAAGCACGTTCAAAAACGATTTTACCTGGATGCGGCCTTCACGTCGAGGCTGGCAC